CCGACTTCTCCGCGCTCATCCCGAAGATCCTCGGGCGCATCCGCGACACCGGGTATTCGCTGATCCTGATCGACCCGATCTACAAGGGCCTCGGCGCACGGAATGAGAACGACGCCGGCGACATCGCAAGCCTGCTCAATGAGGTCGAGCAGCTGGCGGCGAAGTCAGGAGCCGCGGCCGTGTTCGGCGCGCACTTCTCGAAGGGCAACCAGGCGGGCAAGGAGTCCATCGACCGGATCGGTGGCTCGGGTGTGTTCGCTCGTGACCCCGATGTCATTCTCACGATGACGCCCCACGAGGAAGATGATGCTCATGTCATCGACCTTACGCTGCGCGCTCTGCCGCCCGTGAAGCCGTTTGTCGTCCGCTGGTGCGAGTCGATCTTCATCGCCGACCGCAACGCTGATCCTGCGGCTCTCAAGGCCCCTCAGGCCAATTCCAAGAGCGAGAAGGCAAAGGCCACCTACAAGATGGGCAGCACTGCTGACCGCTATGGCAAGGCCGTGGAGAACATGCCGCCATTGCCGAATGGACGCATCGCCCAGGAATCCGGTGTGCTCGCCTACATCTCGGATCGCATCGCTGAGCTCGATGGTGACTGCACTCTCAAGGAGGCACAACGCGTCTTCTACTGCTTCGCTAACATGAAGGCGGGACCTCTCGTTTTCGACAAAGCTACTCGCCTGTGGAGGGGGCGCAATTATGCAGTTTGAACCCCTCATCATGCTAGGGTTTGAACCTAGGATTCAAATTGGTTTGAACCCATTTGAACCCGTCAAATCTAACGAAAAGTATTTTCCCTATGTAAGGTGCCTTACTGGGAACCTGACAGTTATACGTAGTATAACAACGCGAACTGGTGAACCAGTATTCGCGTTTGCTGTGACGCTAGTAAGAGCGACAGCACGATTTCTGTCATCGTTGACGCAGATCGTACGGGTGAATATGAACCCTAGACATCGGTCAAAAAAGCCCCGGAAAATTCCCCGGACATCGAAGCACATGCACCTATGGCCAGAGTTGGACTTCATGCCTCCACTCGATCATTGGCCAAATCGACCAGAGCTCTATCGACCCAAAAACAGCCAGGTTCTTGGCTACATCTGCGAGTCCTTCGGGATGTCCCTTGATGATGCTGAGAAGGTCTTTGGCTGTGCTCGGAAACGGGGAACGCTTTGCTACGATCACAAGACCGGCTTGTGGGCTGGACGGAAAGGAGGTCAGCCATGAACTCCGACGACTACGCCAAAAAGCAATCACAACGCGACGCCCAGTATGAGCGCGAATACGAGGCATGGGTGAAGTCCATGACCCCGCAGGAACGACGCGAGGCTGAGAAGCTAGGCGTGCTCAAATCCTGCGTCCAACGACACGGCAATGGAGCGGCAGAGCAAGACATGGCTGACTCATCTGCGGCCAGCCATGAACCCGACATCGCGGCCTTGGTCGATCGCGATGATGAACAGACCGACACGATCAATCACGATGCCATCGAGGTGCTCCGTCACTTCGTCGCGGACCTGATCTCGGAAGGCAACACCCGGCTCACCGTCGAGTGCCTGGCCGTCGCTCTCGGACTCAGCGCCTACAACGGCGAGAGCATGACGAGCATCGCCAAGCGCCATGGCGTGACCCGCGCCGCCGTCTCGAAGCGCTGCGTTGACATCACTCAGCAACTGAACCTTCCGCCTTCCCGAGCCATGCGCAGCGAGAAGGCACGCAAGACTTACCGCAACTCACGAACCAAACATCACAAAAAGAAAAAACATGGACACCCTTATCAATCTACCAAATCTTGAAAGTAAATTTACGGTCACTCGCTGCGGCATCGACTTCCACGGTGACCTCAGCTTCGAAGAGTGGGAAACAATCGGCGCGAGGCTCGGAGATGCTGAGCGTTCGTTGGGCCTCATGATCGGTGATTGGATCAACTATGCCGAAAACAAGTGGGGCGAGAAATACAACGAGGCCATCGCTTGCACAGGATTGGAATACCAAACACTGGCCAACTACGCCTATGTCGCACGGAAGGTCCAATTTTCATACCGGTATGAAAATCTCACCTTCAAGCACCACTACACGGTGGCTAAGCTGAAAGATCCAGAAGAACAAAAGTATTGGCTCGATCAAGCAGCCAAACACGATCTCGGGGTGAATCGTCTGCGCAAGTCGATAAACTTCGGTCGAATTGCAACCGAGGAGGAAGTCCAGGGCGACCCTGCCGACCGTGGCTACGTCACCTACCTCGCCTTGCTCAACCGCATCCGCCGTTGGTGGGCGCGTGAGACGCAGAAGGCCCCCGTCGATGAATGGGACGATGATCGTCGCGAAGGACTCAAGAAGGACTTCAAGCTGATCCTCGACATCTACGAGGCGCTCTAACCAAACGCGGGGAGGAATGTTCCAAGCGAGACTCATACCCTCGCCCCTGCGGGTTCAAGTCCCGCCCCCGCAACCACTCACGATCACCATGCCTCTCAACACCACGACACCAGTTCACAGGGTCACACGCATGCTCCGCGAAGGAGCGCGGCTGATCGCTGTGCAACATGGGCAAGCCAGCATCGACGTGACACCCGACATCATCGCCATGCTGGACGGGGTTCAAACGGGTTCAAATGGATTCGAACCCATCAAGGAATCTATTGAACCCTTGATAGCTGGCAGGGATGTCCCCACCCGTGTCCAATTCCTGTGAAATGTGCCATTGGCGTTTCCCACATAACGGAGCCCGGAATCGTTGACTCCGGGTGCCAGGGAAATGGCTCAATCCAAGTTGGAATCAAGGTTTCTCTTTCTCTGGCGCGTGGCGCAAGGTCCTCCCCTGGAGCGGGAAGTTCAGTTCCATCCTTCCCGTCGGTGGCGCGCTGATTTCGCACACCTCGAAAGCCGAACGCTGATCGAGATCGAGGGCGGAATCTTCATGGCGAAGGGTGGCCGGCACAACCGCGGAGCAGGCTACGCCAAGGACGCCGAGAAATACCTCGAAGCTGTATTCGCGGGCTGGACGGTGATCCGTCTCACCGAGAAGCAACTGGAGATCGACTTCATCGAGCGAATCGTTGCTCTGGTCGATAGTCCTCGGAAGTGAGAGTTCTTACCGTATTTTGCATCCTTCACTACCCAGTGAACTTTGCGTTTTTCAGTAAAATACCTGCACTCTTTTCCTGTCTGGAGGCGGTCGGCACAGCCGTGGAGCAGGCTACGCCAAGGACGCCGAGAAATACCTCGAAGCAGTGCTCGCCGGATGGACGGTGATCCGTCTCACCGAGAAGCAACTGGAGATCGGCTTCATCGAGCGCATCGTTGCCTGGATCAATACTCTTCCGGCAACAGGATGCAGGTGCTGGAGCGATCCGCTTCGGTGATGATGTAGATGCGGCGACCGTCGGTCAGCTTGTAATGGCTCAGGATGCGGTCGCCGTGAACGAGAGCATCCTCGTTCGCTTGCTTGTCCTCCTCAGTGAGGTCACCCCAATCACCGCAGTGATGCCGTCGCATGTAGCCTGCGAGATCAACTCCCAGCTCCATCACGGCAGGAGTGGCAACGGTTTTGCCGAGCGAGAAACGTGGTTCAAAAATTCGGTATGCCATCGTCGTTTAGTCGTTGGAGTTTCCCCATGATGGATGGCGCTTGCCGGTGGCAATGAGTCCCGAGGCGATCATGTCTTCGACTAGCGCCTTGGGCGGCCAGGGTCGGTGGGATTTTCCGGTCTGCATCTTCGATGCCCTGGCGGTCGCACGACAGTAGGCCGAGAGGTCTGCTTCGGGATTAAAGCTGTCCGCTCGCAATTGCTCCATCAGGTCAGTGGGATCTGCGGCTGCGAACGTCGCGCCGTCGATGGTGTGGTATTCGGTGTTCATGTGGATTATGGTATTCATGGTTGGAAATTATGCAGCGAGTTTTTTCGCGCGGGCGTTGTAGAATTTGGTGAGCCCGCGGGCTTCGATTGCTTGGAAGAACCACTTCATGCGGTTCATGCCGACTCCGGTATCCTGTGGGCGGTTGCGAACGGTAGCGGCGGATTCCGCTGCGTCGAAGAGTCGTGCCATTAAGCGAACCCAGTTGGTGATTTTTTCAGGATTCGTTGTCCCGGCGTGGTGACGGACTTCCAACGTCTGATGGCGGAAGTAGGATTGAATGTTGAGTTTGCGGTAGCGGCAGGGGTAGAGAGCTCTCATGTCCTCCATGTTCTTACACTGGTCAATTTGGCGGAAGAGTTTCGAGCATTGCACTCGGTGATTGTCGGCATCGATGATGTTGTGATCGAGGTTCGTGCGGCAGTAAGTGTTGTTGCTGCCCCGGCGGGAGAGTGGCTGGAACGTATCGAGAACGTCCTCGAATTTGAGCCACATCTTGAAGATGTTTTTGATCGCTTTGAGGCTCATCTGACGTGCGTCGAAATGGACATGAAGTCCGCATCGTCTATCGACTTGTGCGCCTGTGGCCTCCAGTGCCGTAGCGGCTTTTTGAAGTTCCTCAATACCGGCTTCGCCTTCGAGGATGGGAGACACCAGTTCGTATCCGCAGGAGCCATCGCTCACGATTTTCCAGTGGGGTGTTGTGCGGTGGGTGTATCCCTCATATTCGGCTTGAATGCCTGCGGAGCGGAGACTTGTGAGAACTTGTTCTACAGTGACGGTGGAGAGGAATTCGATCTCGACTCCGAAGCGGCGGGACAGTGTTGGCGTTGTCATGGTTAATATCTGCCATGGTGCCACCTCACGTCCATGGCTAAGTGGAGTTAGACAAAAAAAGATAGAAAAACATTACGGTGGCATGGATCGTGTGACTCATAATCCATGCCAATCGTTAGGCATTTTGGTGAGTCCAAATGATGCCGAGTTGGCACAGATTATGTGACTCAGGACGCATGCCAAGTCGGCGTCATTCGGAGAAAAAATGTTCCCGAAAAAAAGACGAAAAAAGACATGGACGTGCCCACTCAGACTGGCAAATGAGGGATGATGAAAGTAAACATCCTATCCATTGAAGCCCACGGAGTAAAAGGCATGAAATCCACTCCCTGGCGCAAAACCTTCAAGAGCATCGAAGCCCTGAATACCTGGGTCGAGAAACACGGAGCAGAGGTTCACGCCATCCGTTAGATCACAGCCGATGAAGCCACTTTCCGTTGAATTTCCCAACCTGACCAAACACCAACCATGAGCAACCAAACCGACATCCTCGATAAAATCCGCAAACTCTTGCGACTCGCCGACACCTCCCGTGGTTCCACGGAGAACGAAGCCAAGGTCGCACTGGCCAAGGCCCAGGAACTGATGACCCGCCACAACATCGACTCCGCCCTGCTCCGCATGGAGCGCGGCGAGTCAGGGGCATCGTTCACGGTCAACAAAGGCAATCTCGATCTGCCCAAGACTCTCAACCCGGCAGACCTGATGATTCTATCGCTGCTCCAAGCCCACTTCAACGTGAAGACCATCCTGATGCCCAACGGTCGTGGAACCCCGGTAGACATCATCGGCGCTCCTGCCGACATCGACTTCGCGATCTACGCGTTCAACTACCTGCGCCAGACCTTCTTCCGCTGTTGGAATGAGTTCAAGAAAGTCCATCCCAATCCGGACCGCGCGTCTTACTACCGCGGGCTGCGCGACGGACTGAATGCCGCACTCAAGGAAGCCAAAGAACGTGCCGAGCAAGCCTACGCTGCCAACGAACGCCAGGCCTACGGGTTGGTTCTCGTGGATCAAAAGGCAGCGATCACCCACTACGTTGAGGAGCACTACGGCAAACTTCGTAAGCGCAGTCAGAGCCGCCGCAACCTGCATTCGGGAAGCTACGCCGCTGGTCAAACCAAAGGTCGCACCATCCAAATCAACCGCCCGCTACCCTCATGAAAATGCTCCAACAAAAAGACGAAAAAAGACATGGACGTGCCCGCTCAGACTGGCAGATGAGGGATGCTATGACAACAGCAACCATCCCTAACAACTATCTGAACAGATCGATGCAGCGAAGCATTCGCGAACTGGAGAAAAGCGGATTCACCCTGCGCTGCCTGCGACCGGTTGATCCACTGGCCGGCACGGAAGCCCGTGAATTTATCGCGCACCTCACCAAAGCCACTCTCTCCGGACTACTGGCATTCAGCGTCCGAATCGACACCGAAGGCAACGTCACCAACCACAACCAACAATCAACCATATAGCATCATGAACAAACTGTATTGGATCGTCTGCGACGACAAAGAAACCAACCTATTCGAAGGCCGCTACCAAGGTCGCACCCGAGGCGAAGCTCTGAAATTCCTCAAGCAATCCCTCGGGCGCAAGACCCTCAACGGACTGGTCTTCACCATCACCGAAATCCCCGTGCCACTGATCCGCGAGATCGTTGCGGAAATCCTCGCTGGAGGCGATGGCAGCCAGGTCGCACCGGCGGCGAACGTCGTGCCACTTGCGCAACCTGAGCCCGAGGTCACGCCGGGGCGATACGACGCGTTTGCCGAGGCGACGCCACCAGCGCCAAAGGAAACCAGCAAGGCCAAGGCGAAGCAAACCAAGCCCGCCAAAAAGATCGGCAATCCCGGGCACGGTGACGACTACTGGGCGCAGGTCCGAGCCTATTGGGAAGAGTGCCGCAGCGTGAAACAAACCGCTGAAAATTTCTCCCTGTCACCTAACACCCTCAAAACCCGAGTCCGCCGCGAGGGCTGGAACAAATAACCCGATGAAAGTCGAAGTCCAAAAATACCGCAAACCCGATGGCTACGCCACGCGCTACTGGTCGGTCACGGTCGATGGCGAACTCCTCGCCGTCACCGTATACCGGAAAGGTGCGGTGGCCGTAGCCAACGCCATCACCAACCGAGATCCCTATGTCACAACCATTCAAGATTCTGCCCAAAGTGATTATCCCCGCAAGCCCGCCGCCACTCGCGTGGAAGCCTCAATCCCCCGATGACCTCTGCGGCCCCGCGGCCATCGTTGCCAAGCGTCTGGTCTCCAAAGCGCGCAAGCTCCACGACAACCCGACAGCGCCGGTGAAGATACTTCTCTACGGCCCGCCCGGTGTCGGCAAAACCAGCATCGCCGACATGATCGCCGATGAACTGGCCGGCACACGCTTTGCCATCGAAGAGTTCAACGGCAAGCTCGTCACCGTCGAAACCGTGAAGCAGTGGATGGGTGCCCTTGGCATCCATTCGCTTTTCGGGGTCTACTCGGTCAAGATCATCAATGAGATGGATCGCTGCACGCGGGATGCACAGGACCTGCTCCTGAGTTACCTCGACCGACTGCCCTCAGGCCGCGCCGTGATCGGCACGAGCAACCTGCAACTCGATCTGCTCACCGAGCGGTTCCAGACACGCTTCCAGTCGATCAAACTTGCGTCCCCCAGCACCGAGGACATTGCCGAGTTTTTGCAGCGTCACTGGCAAGTCGATCAGTCCACCGCGCTGCGCATTGCGGTAGGCAGTGGCGGATGCGTTCGCGCCGCTCTCGCCGATCTCGAAAGCTGGCTCGACGCTACCGATTGTTGACAGGGTGGAGTTGGCGTGAGCAACACCACGCTACGCAGAGAATGGAAATTGTGTAGAGACGGAAGAATGCGATACCTGCCAGCACCGTTCACTCCAGAGGAGGCTCGCGAGTCATTCATGTCACGATACACCATTGACCATGGAGGATGCTGGATATGGACAGGCTGCCGCGCAGGCAATGGCTACGGTGCATTCAAAGTCAATCAGAGGCAATATGGTGCTCACCAGTATGCGTATCTGCTGTTTCGTGGTCCGTTGTCAGACGGGGCAATGGTTTGCCATCACTGTGACAATCCACTCTGCGTTAATCCGCAACATCTGTTTCTTGGCACTGCGTTGGATAATGTGCGCGACATGTTTTCCAAGGGGCGTCAGCCTACTCGCAGAGGATCAGCGGCCTGCTCCAAACTCAATGAATCGCAAGTCTTGGAAATCCGCGACCTCGCTGGTAGGCCCGGAATCAAGACCGCAGAACTGGCCAAGCGTTTCGGAGTGAAGCCAGCGACTATTCGGGCGGTTATTCGAAAGCGGAATTGGAGACACATTTGACAACACGGATTACAGTGATGAACGAACCTGAGAAAGCAAAGACACTCGCCAATGGTATTGAAGTCTGGTGCAACTTTGATGAACTGGTGCCGGTCGGTGAACTCAAACCGAACCCTCGCAATCCGAACACGCACCCGCAGCGACAGATTGAGTTGCTCGCGAAAAACATCCGCTACTTCGGCTGGAGGAAAAACATTTGCGTGTCGCGCCTAAGTGGCTTGATCGTTTCCGGCCACGGCCGACTGATGGCCGCTAGGCATCTTGGCGTCGAGATTGTTCCCGTCGAGTATCAAGACTTTGCCAGCGAGAATGACGAACTTGCCGTGCTGGTCGCCGACAACCGATTGGCAGAACTTTCTTCGGTCGATCTCAACGAGTTGGAAAAAATCGCCAGCGAGTGGAAAGCCATCGACTTCGATACCATCCTCGCCGGATTCGAATCAGCCGATCTGGAGGGCTTGCTCAATCCGGGCGGCAAAGACAACGAGGATGACGACGATGATGATCGTCACGACAAAGAGCTCGATAAGAGCGATGTCACCGTGGCCGTTGGCCTCTATCGATTCCGTATCACTCAGGACGAATTCATCGCTTGGTGTGACCGGGTGAAGCAAGACGCCGGCTTCGACAAGGAAAGCGTGCTCAACGAAATCCGCAACCGTCTCGGACTATGAACATTACCCTGGAATCCATCGACGCCATCCGTCCTTCGACCTATAACCCGAGATCGGCAGTCGCCGAGCGACTTGACCTCATCGAACTCTCGCTGCGCAAGCTCGGCTTCATTGCGCCGATCTTTGCGGATGCGGATGGAGAAATTCTCTCCGGCCACCAGCGACACCTCGTGGCATCGCGGATGGGTGCTACTCATGTCCCCGTATCCCGCACCAAGGCACTCGACATCGAACAGCGCAAGGCACTCAACATCGTCTTCAACCGCGCGACTAACGACTTCGATTTCAACAGCACTCCCGGACGCGTGACGAACGAACTGAAGTCTCTCGACATCGCCGCACTTGCCGACCGTATCCCGGACAAGAAAGTCGGCGGCGACGGATTCCTGCGCTGTCTCAAGCCCGCGGAAGTTGCGGTCAAGGATCTCTGCAAGGCAAATGCCGGTCGCTGGATCCAGTATGCGCGCAACCTCGCCCGCACGCTGCACCGACACAACATCCTCATGCCGATTGTCTGCCGTGAGGACCTGACCGTCATCAATGGTATCGGTCGTCTGGAAATGCTTGCGGAAAAAGGTGCGGCCTTTGCTCCCGTCGTATTCGTCACCGAGGAGGAGGCCGAGTTTGCACGAGCCATGATGAACTTGCTCTCGATGGACTTCGACATCCACACGCGCTACGCCGACATGCTACGCTTCAACTCGTTCCGTCGGGCACGGCGTGTCCGTCGTGAGCTTGGCAATGGCTTCATCTTTGCCACGCACGGCGCGAAGCCCTGCAAGGACTTTGACATTTCGCGCGCGGTAGATCGCACGCGCTGGACGAAGGAGCATGGGACGACCATCCTCGATTTCGGTGCTGGTCACCTGACGGAAACATTTCTGCTGCGCCAGTCCGGCATCGATTGCACACCATTCGAGCCGTATCGCCTCGGCCCAGGTGGCATCAACAAAGCGGAGAGCTTGGAGTTGACCCGCGAGTTCCTCGCGCAAGTAGCAGCAGGAAAAGAGTGGACGAGCATCTTTATCGCAAGCGTGCTCAACTCCGTGCCGTTTCGCGAAGACCGCGAACACATCGCCTGCCTGTGCGCTGCCTTGTGCAGACCTTTCACCAAGGTCTATGCCTGTGCCTCTTCCGCCGGGGAATCCGGTTGGCGTCAGGTGAATGGCAAGGCATTCATGAACGAGAGCAATGCCGGGAACATCGCGTTCCGTCTCGACTATGAACCGGGCATTCGCATCGGCGATTTTCAGGACAAACCTAAGGTGCAGAAGTATCACACGGTCTCCGAGTTCAAGGATCTCTTCGGCCAGTTCTTCCGCTCGGTGAAGGTGGAGGAATTTTCCAACAACATCAACGCGGCCTGTGCCTCTGCTCGTCCCGTCGATCCCGCACGACTCCGCGCGGCCATCGAGTTTGAGTTTGATCTGCCCTATCCTGATGGCACACGCATGGATTTAGTAAAATGCGCCATGGACTCTTTTAGCAAATTCCTTCAGATTACCCTATGATCATACTACTGGATCTCAACTACACTTTGGTCGCCAATAATGCAGCACGCGGCAGCACTCCTGAGCGCATGGAGAAACGTCTCGCTGGGGAAGAATACCGGCAATGGTTGGTGGAACTGGTGCGGCCTCACACGGTTGTGCTCATCACCGCCCGACCAGTCACCTGGATGATCAAGACGCTGGACAACATCGAAGAACAAACCGGGTGGCGTCCACAGGATGCGTGTTTCGCGCCTCAAGGTTGGTGGAATCCACCGGCGATCAAAGAGCATTTGCTCAAGAAAGATGTGTTTCCCATTCACGGGGAAAATACCCGCTACGTCGCCATCGAAAGCAATCCCCGGACCCGGGACATGTATGCCAAATTCTCGATTCCCTCATTCTGGGTGACCAGCGAAGGCACATGCCTGACCGAGGGAACGCGTATCGTCAAGAGACTGCCGCGTTGACACCCAGCACGTCGGCATGAACGATACGCAACGAGACGAGGTGGTGCCACGCGGTGCATGGCAATTTGATCAGGAAGTTACTGCAGTGTTTGACGACATGCTGCAGCGCAGCATCCCACAATACAACGCTATGCGATTGGTGACCTTCGAGGTTGGCCGGCGCTTCGTGCAACCGGGCACTGCCATCATTGATATGGGCTGCTCGCGTGGTCAGGCACTTCTGCCCTTCGTCTCTCAATTCGGCGAAGCCAACGACTACATCGGCCTCGAAATCAGCGAGCCCATGATTGAGGCCGCGCGCCAGAACTTCGCCTACCATCCCCACGGCAATCGCGTCACCATCCAGTCTGCCGACCTGCGTCGTGATTTCCCCGGTGTGACATCCAGCGTAGTTCTCGCAGTGCTCACCTTGCAATTCACGCCCATCGAATACCGCCAACAGATCGTGCGTCGTGTGTATGAGTCCTTGGCTCCGGGAGGTGCCTTCATCCTCGTGGAGAAAGTGCTCGGAGCTACTGCCAAGATCGATGACGCATTCGTCGAGCTCTTCCTCAACATCAAACGCGAGAATGGCTATTCCGATAGTCAGATCGACCGCAAGCGGATGTCGCTCGAAGGTGTGCTGGTGCCGGTGACCGCACACTGGAACGAGGAGTTGCTGCGTCAGGAAGGATTCACTTCCGTGGACTGCTTCTGGCGGCATCTGAACTTTGCGGGATGGGTGGCTGTGAAGTCATGAATCCCGATCCGATCCAGATGAACCGAAAAATAGGCTCAGGCTTCGAAAGCCGCCGCCATGATTTCTTGCTCTGCGCGCGCGATGCCAAGATCACTTGCCTGTTTTTTCCAGGTTCCCACGGCTCCCTTGACCTCTCGCAGAATGGATTCCGCCGCCGTATGATTGAGCCGGAACAAGGAAGCGACCTCCATGGCCAGATCAAAACTCAAGGCATTGTCAGTTTCCGAAACATTGAGACTCAGTCCGGTTCCGGTGGGTTCGGGATTCAGATCATAAGCGGGAGAAAGAAGCCATCCGCCATCCGTGAGCAGGAAGCCGTGATTGCGAAGATGATCGTCGGTGTTTCGAACCGCGATGGAGAAAACGATTCGTCGCCACAGTTCCGAAAGATCGCTGACGGTTGCGGCTCCCTGGCGGCAGAGAAATTCGACGATCTCCAAGTAGCTTGCCCCGGCATGATGATTGTCTCCATCGGTGTGCCCGAGCAGGGTCATCGCCGAGGCGAAATGGACTCGTTGCGTCCCGTTGCTCCCCCGCACCCGGTCGAAGCGGCGGGTCATAAAGGTCCGATGGCCACTTCCGAATTGTTGCAGTTCGGCTTCCGCGACACGAAGGCCCGCTTTGACTGCGAGTTGGTGGGTGAGCATCTCCCACGCGGCCATGTCCCGAGCATCGGAGCGTCCGGGGAACTTCGCGATCCAAAGATCGCCATTGGGATCCCTGACCCCGGCTTTCGGTCTTGCGCCACCGATCGACGAACCCGGCGCGATCAAGAGGTTGAGCCATTCGAGATAATGAGGGTCGTCGTTTGCGGAAGCGTCCTGGATCTTCCAGCTTGCCTGTTCCAATTCGCGCAAGGATGTCCACGGAGGTGTCCGCATCGAGGATTCGTTGTTGAGCCAGGCATCGCCCGTTTCGCGCTCCTTAAATCTCAAGGCACCAGAGCGCTGCTCATCATGCACCCCGAGTAGGTAATCGGTTTCCTGCAAGCGATGGGCGGGACGATTGTCCTCGCGTGCGAGGGCCGCCTCCCGTCGTTGCATGAGGAGCCTTCCCCATCGGTCCGGAGACGAGTCTAGGAACAGACCAAAGTTCGGTCGTTCCGCGGAGTTCAGATACTGCGGTCCACCAAAGAGTCGCAGGTCAGGATCGAGCTGCCGTGCGGCACCACTTGCCAGCCATTCGCCCTTGTAGGAGAAGGAAAAAATCTCCTTCCCTCGGGTCAGTGAGGAACGCAGATGCCCCATCAGGATCGGTGCACCGAGTTCCTGCCAGTCGGCCCATACTTCAATTTCCCTGCTCATTGCTTAAGTTTTCTTTTCGGCGCGCGTCGCCGAGTTTCCGTGAGACGAGCGTCTTCCAGCTTGCGACCCAGAACATCGTCGCTACCCACTGCGGAGAGATCTTGCTCAAGTCCGAGCACGGCCAACACCTGCACGAGCTTGCCCAGCGAAATACCGGCGCATCCATTTTCCATCAGATGCAGGGTCGAGCGGCTGAGGCCCGCCCGCTCTGCGACCTGTTCGGCACTCAGCTTACGCCGCAGCCGCGCCAATCGAAGATTCTCTCCCAAATCGACGAGGAGACGCTCGTGCTTGGGCAGTAGTGTGCTATTTTCTCGTCCCATAATGACTGATATTCTGAGCAATAAATCTACATTTTGTATGATATGTCAAACATTATTTAGCGCAACTTCTTCTGCTAACTGGACGGGTAAGAAAGGCCAGCCACTTTTAGCTTCGTGTTTCCCGACTCATTTTGACACCTCGCCGTCGACATGGAACCGAAAGAATTATCGCATGACATAGCCGGGAAAATCCTCGACGCCGATTTTCAGAACATCGTGAAGAAAGTCGCGGCGGGCAAACCACTCACGGTCGCTGAGCGTGCTCGCATCGAATCCCGTGCGGCGGGTAGCGTGGAGACTCTCGCCTATGCTAAGACACTCGTGGAGCTTGCCTCTGTGATGGGCGTCACTCGGCGCACGCTGGAACGAAGAACTTCTCCATCAGGAAGGCTTCACGTCGGTCGATTGCTTCTGGCGGCACTTGAACTTCGCCGGATGGGTCGCAGTCAAACCATGATCCTTGACTCCGCGCTAAATTTTTGCTAAATATTTCCGTGTGAGCCGCAACACGGTCAGTTTCCTCGAAATACAAGCTGCCCACCGAAAGGATAGGGCCGAGGATTCCCGTGCCCTTCGCACTGGTAAAGTTTCCGCTCGCAAACTTCAGGAAAAGAATTCTTTCATTCCAGTTGGAGTCACCATGAAGATCACCAATCTTGCGAGCTACGTTAAAAATCGCAGAGCCAAGTGAGCGATATGACCCAAAAGCCCACGGAACTCGCTGACTATTCCGACGTTTTCGGTGTAGAAGCTGGCCTACCAATCCCGGTGATTGTAGGAGGACAGGCTGCCAATGCGTGGGCCATTTATTACTCGAAACGTATCGGACGAAAATTAGCGCGCTATCGCCCTTTTACGAGTAAAGATCTTGACATTACAGGCAACCGCGAACTTCTGGAGCATATCAAGCGAATCACCAAGGGCACCGTTTTCTATTCCGAGCCGCGGAGCCCCGTTATTGGCTACGTCGAGGCATCGCTGGGCGACGGCCTTCGAAAGATCGAAGTGCTGCGGGATGTGAGAGGCCTTGCGCGGAATGAGTTATCTGATGCGATCCAGGTTACGGTTGGCAAACTCGTGGTCCATCTTTTGGCTCCCATCAAAGTATTGAAAGCTAAACTCTGCAATGTTGTGACTTTGGATCAGAGTGACCGTAACGACGTGAATCATGCCCATATCATGATTCTTTGCGTCAGGGAATTCGTAGTAGATCTTCTGGCCAGCGCTGCTGGGGGAGGGATTTCCCAGCGAGATGTCGTTAATCTTTTGGAAGAACTCCGTGAGGTTGTCATGAGTCCTGATGCGACAAAGGCAAAGACCATGTGGAGTCTCGACATCAGCAAGGTATGGCCCATCAGCGAACTGGTAGGATCAGGCATGCAGAAAATTCAACGATTCGTCCATTACAGACTCAGCTAGCTGGATTGACACTCCCTCTTGGGCGTGGAGACAAAGGAATTATCCCCTGACATCGCTGGGAAAATCCTCGACGCGGATTTTCAAAACATCGTCAAGAAGGTGGCCGCGGGCAAACCTCTCACCGTGGCTGAGCGTGCTCGCATCGAATCCCGGGCGGCCGGCAGTGCTGAGACACTGGCCTACGCCAAGACCCTCGTCGAACTCGCTGCTGTTCTCGGGGTTTCGCGCCGCACGCTGACCAACTGGCAGAAGATGGAGGGGGCACCCAAGGCTCTCTCCAATGGACTCTGGCCAGTGGCAGACTGGCGGGAGTTCGTGCGACTACGCGGACTCAATGCCGGGCGTGTGCCGGTCGGAAATGAGGAGGCACTCAAGGCCCGCAAGTTGCTCGCTGAGGTCGAGGAGCGAGAGCTGCGAATCGCAGTCAAGAAGGGAGAATACGTTCCGATCCATCAGGTGAAGAGCGAATGGATCGGGCTGGTCGCCCAGGCGACATCGATCCTCCGAGCCAAATTTGAGTCGGAATTGCCTCCGGTTCTCTCGGGACTTGATGCCACAGGGATTCAGCGAGAATGCCGCCGAGCGATTGATGAGGTGCTCCTCTGTCTTCACGAGAGCTAACCAGCTGTTGACTTGGTCGGCAGGACTGTGAATGTGCTCAAAGAAATCTGGCGCGAAGCATGGCAACCTCCAGACCGTCGTCCCGCCTGGCAATGGTGTGAGGATCACATCGAGGCGATTCCGTATTCGCCCAACCCCGGTCGATTCCGTTCGGAAAACTCACCATGGATCCGCGAGGTGATGGAGGCGTTGGTCGATCCTCGTGTCCGGCTGGTTTCGATCATTGCGTCCGTGCAGTCATCGAAGACCACGGCCCCGGAACTCACGCTCTGCTATATCATTACCAACCTCCCGGGTCCGGCCCTCTGGCTCGATCAGACCGACGAGGATGCCCGCGATTACTCCGAGTCGCGATTACAGAAACTCTTCGACCAGTGCCAACCGGTCGCACGACTGATGCCGACGGGCGTTCACCGTCATAAGCGCAAGAACAACGCGATCCAGTTTACCAATGGCATGACGCTCTGGATTCTGGGAGCGCACAACAAGACGAACTTGCAACGCCGTTCGATCCGTTGGCTCATCGGCGATGAAACGTGGCGTTGGCCGCAAGGTCACATGGCTGAAGCGGAAGCTCGCGTCACCGCTTTCGGCTGGTTGGGCAAGTGCATCTTCATGAGTCAAGGCGGCGAGGAGGATGACGACACCCATCGCAAGCACGAGACGACCGACCAGCGCGAATGGACGTTTGCCTGCACCGAGTGCGGTCACCGCCAGCCCTTCAAGTGGGAATGCGTCGAGTGGAGCAAGTCGGCCCGCGACGAAACTGGGGAGTGGGATTTCGATGAAGTCCGGCGCACCACCTCGCTGCGATGTGAGTCATGCAATCACTACTTCAACGATGGCGAGCGCACGCGCCGCGAACTCAATGCCACCGGAGAGTTCCTCAAGAAGAATCCCAAAGCCTCGGCAGAGAACGTAGGCTTTCACTGGAACGCACTATGCGCGATGAGCTGGGGGCAACTTGCCGAGCTCTATCTGCGTGCTAAGGCGGCAGCACGGAAAGGTGATGTCAGTCTGCTCCAGCAGTTCTATCAAAAACGCCTTGGTCTGCCATGGCGCGAATACGTCGAGGACTACAAATTGGAGATCGTCAAATCGGGCTACAAGCGCGGCGAATCATGGGAAGAAGAGGCGGCGATCGATCCGAAGACTGGTCGCATTCTTGCCGCGCCACTGCCCGAGCGCAAGGGACTCATCCCGCTGCGTTTCATCACAGTGGACTGCCAGATGGACCACTTGTTTCTGGTCGTGCGCTCATGGTCAGCAGACGGATCAAGTCGTCTCATGTGGAACGAGCGCATCCTCACATTCACCGACATCGAGGTCATGCAAGAGCGATTCGGCGTGCATTCGAGTTTGGTGTTTCTGGATGCGGGCTACGCAACTTACGATGTGTATCGCGAGTGCGCGAAGCGTGGTTGGGTAGCACTCATTGGCGACCGTCGCCCGGTCTATCCGCACAAGGGACGCGACGGCAAAACGATTCAGCGATTCTATTCACCTCGGCGCAAGGTCGTGCTCTCGCATCGCCAGCATTGCCACGTACACTACTGGAGCAACCTCAACATCAAGGACACGCTCGCTCGTTTGCGTCGAAATCAAGACCCGAGCCAAGGCCCCACTTGGGAAGTGCCTGACGACATCGAGGATGACTATCTCGCTCAGCTGGAAAGCGAGCAGCGGGTGAAGGAAAAGGGCAACTGGATGTGGAAGCAGATTGGCTCACGACCGAATCACCTGTTTGACGCGGAGTGCCTTCAGGTCGTTGGGGCGACCATGCTCAAAATCGTCGGACGCGAGTCCATCGCCACGGCACGGGTTGACACTCAAGACGAGGAGTCATGAAAACTGTCACCATCCTACGATTCCTTACTGCCGTCGGCTCGACTCTCTCGGCTGTCGCAGCTCTCGACCTCAGCGGAGTAGCGAACTTGTTCGAACCCGGAGTGTCTCAGTATCTGCTCGCTGCTGGTCCTGCCGCTCTTGCCCTCAAGGAGCTCGTGGTGGTGCTCGGTGACATCTTCGACGATGGCAAGCCCAACAAGTCGTTCAAGCTCGGTCTGTTCGCCTTGGCTCTTGCGCTGTTCATGGTGCCCTTGCTCGGTTCCTGCGCACGTCCACTGCCGATCTCCGGCGAGTTCAAGAGCGACAAAGGCACGCTGTTCGTCCATCCCAATGGTCGGGTAGAACTCATCGTGGAACCTCAAACTGCGAAGTAAGCCATGCCCCGGGAATCATTCAACGATTGGTTTGCGTCTCAGGGATTTCGTCACTTCACCGCCGACGAATTCACGAGCTACTTTGCCCGCGAGCGCAAGGGCGTGAAGAACAGCGCGCCACCACGCCCGCTGTGGAAAAATATCGTGCCGACACTTCGCATCGTCGATGAACTGCGCGCGTCCTTGGGCAAGCCATGCCGCATCCTCAGTTCCTACCGCTCACCGGCCTACAACAAAGCCGTGGGTGGCGCGCCACTGAGCCAGCACAAGGAATTCACCGCACTCGACATTGCGTTCGATGGCGTGACCCCTCAGCGCGTCTATGAACGTCTCATCGCGTGGCGCAAGGCAGGCAAGTTTGTCGGAGGTCTGGGGCTTTATCCCTCCTCGGGATTTGTCCACATCGACACACGCGGTCGCAACTCAACCTGGAAAGGAAAGTAATCGATGGCACGCGGACTTTTTATCACCGGCTTCACCGTCGCGGAAGTTCTCGCCATCCAGCAGAAGGCCAAACAACTCCTGCTCGAAGGCAAGACGATCATGAACTGGAACGATGCGGAAACATCCGTCTCGAAGCAGTTCACGATGCCCGTCGATCAGGTCCTTGAGGAATGCGGCTACGCACTGCGTGTGCTCGACCCAGCGACGTATGGTCGCCCGAAATCCGGGGGCGTATCCTTCATCTCCGGACATCTTGCCAAATGAACCGACTCCAATCCATCGCCAGATCTTTGATTCCACCCATCCTTCTCCCAAAGGCGTGGGGATCACCCTTTGAGGCAGCAAACTGGTCACCGCGTCGTGGTATTGTGCCTGGAGCTGCACCAACGGATGCTCGCAATGAACTCACGCCCAATGTGCGCTCGGAACTCGTGCGCAAGTCTCGCTACCTTCACAAGAACAGTGGCTTCATGCGTGAGTTGGTCGCAAACATGGCCATCTACTCGACCGGGGACGGCATCCGCGTGCAGGCCCAATCCGCCAAGCCCGAGTGGAACCGTCAGGCCGAAGCCTACTTTTTACTCTGGGCGGCTCGCTGCGAAATCACTCGCAGGTTTTCGTTTGAAGAATGCCAGGCACTCGTCTGCCGAGGTGTGGACATCGATGGGGAATACTTCATCCACAAAACTCGCGACTCGGATGGTGAGCCAAAAATCCAGTTGATTGAGTCTCACCGGATTGGTGACGCGTTCGGTTCAAAACAAACCATCGACGGTGTTGGGATCGACGCATGGGGAGCACCCATATTCTATCGAGTATTGGAAGATGATGGGAATACCCGAGATATTTCCGCTTCGTCGATCTTACATATCCACGAGCCAGAGTGGGCCGGGGGCGTTAGGTCGCATCCAACCATCCAGCACTCAATCAATCATGTCCTCGATGAAATCGAATTGCTAGCCTTGGAGAAACATGCCGTGAAGGACAATGCCGACGTGTCGCGGATTCTAAAAACGGCACGAGGTGAAATCGACGATAATGGCGACTTCGTAGTCGGTGGCTCTGTGGGCTCTGTTGAGCCGAGTGATCCAGTCACACTCCAGCGGATTGTCGGTGGAAAGCTCGTTGCATTGAAGCCAGACGAATCCCTGGAGAGTTTCCAATCGAATCGACCATCACCTACGTTCACTGGCTTTCTCGAACACCTACGACGCGATTCCGCACTCGGTGTAATCCCATTCGAGTTCGCTGCGGATTCGAGCAAAGTCGGTGGGGCAGGTGTGCGATTGATCGTAGCCAAAGCAGATCGGCGATTCTCATTTCGACAAATGATTCTCGAACGTCGTTTGATCAAGCCCGTGTGGATCTACGTGATTGGCGATGCAATTGCCCGCGGACTCTTGCCGCCTATTGCGGAATGGTGGAAGATTTCCTCTGTGCCTCCGAAGCGGGTGACTGTAGACGCTGGACGCGAAGCCCAACAGAACCGCGCCGATGTGGAGATGGGTCTCAAAACTCTCTCCGATCACTTCCAGGAACTCGGGGCAGATTTTGGTGAGGAAATCGAACGCCGTGCTAGTGATGCGAAACTCATCATCGAGACTGCCGAAAAATACAGTGTCCCCGTTGAGATGCTTTGGAAGCCAAGTGGCACAGCGTTGACACCGCCAACCGGGCGTGAACCCGGTTCTTCAACATCGCGAGTGGCTCATTCAACCTGATGCTCTGCAAACAATCTCTGCCGCCTTTCAAGAACAGGCAGACCGTGGAGGATTTCTCTCGAAGCAAGCTCCGCAAAATTCTCTCCTCTCCATCGACGATGGCATTGGTGTCGTGGCCATCGAAGGCCCGATTCTTCGCAAGCCCGATCCCTTCGCTCGTGTGTTCTTCGGCGCGACCAGTTCCGAGGAAATCGCGGACGCGCTGCATGAGGTCGAAGGTCGCGCGGACATCAAGGCGGTGTTTCTCAACATCGATTCTCCCGGCGGCACCGTGGCCGGCACACCGGAACTCGCCAATGCGGTGGCACGGCTCGATAAGAAGAAGCCGGTCTATGCCTTTTCGTCAGGCCTCATGTGTTCGGCTGCCTACTGGATCGCGAGCCAAGCACGCGCCGTCTATGCTACGCCATCCGCTCAAGTGGGTTCGATTGGAGTGGTGCAAACGGTGATCGACAACAGCGCGGCACTCGAAAACCGAGGCATCAAGGTCGAGGTCTTTTCCGTCGGCAAATACAAAGCGATGGGTGCGCCCGGCACTCCACTCACCGATGATCAACGCGAATTGATTTCTTCGAACCTTGCTGAGATCGCTGGTGAGTTCCACGCGGCAGTTCTCGCAAAAGGTCGAGCCATTCCCACGGAAGCTATGGAAGGCCAGACCTTCAGCGGCAAACAAGCGCAACGTCACAACCTCGCCGGAATGGTTTCGGACCGGTCTGAAGCCATGCGTCGTCTTCGTGTCTATCACTCTTCGTCGGTTGACACCGGATCACTGGCAATGGACACGCCCATCGAAGACGAACTCGCCCAAGCCCGCACTGAACTCGCTGATCTCAATCGGGACCACCAAGCTCAGACTCAACTCCTTGCAGAGGAATCAGCCGCCGTATGCACACTGCGCGGCGAAGTGGAAGCCCTCAGCGCACAACTCGAAACGCTCACCAACGAGCGGGACGCAGCTACAGAGCAGGTCACCAGCCTGCAATCTCGCATCACCGAACTGGAAGCATCACAGATTGATTTCGATCGTCGCGTCCAGACCGAGGTGGCCCGCATTGCCGCAGCTACAGGCACAAACCATCCGGCTCGCGTCACCCCCGCAGGAGACGGTCAGACACCAGGAACGCCTGCAAGCTACGACCAACTCGCCGCCGAATACGACCGCCTCGTTTCCGAGCGCAAACCGGAAGAGGCAGCAGCCTTCTTTCAAAGTCACCTCAAGCCATTCTTCAACAGCTAAGCCGCCATGCCCAATACCAACGCCACAGTAAATGCCGCCATCATCGCCCAGACCGCGCTCACCACGCTACAGGCGAAATTCCCTCTCCTTGGACAAATTGCTACCGACTTCTCATCGGCGAGCGTGAAGTTCAATCAGGACATCGTCACCCACATCGTCACGCCAACTGTGGCCAAGGATTTCGTTCCTGCTACAGGTTACGTCCCTGACGATCAGGCACAGGTCGATGTCAGCGTCAAAATCAACAAGCACGCCTACGCGGGCTATGCCATCACCGACGTCGAACGCTCGACAAGTGAAATCGACCTCAACCAACGCTACGCCGACAAGGTAGCTTACGCTCTCGGTCGCAAGGTGAGTGACGACCTGATGGCGCTCATCATCAACGCGAACTTCACCAATAAGACGGAAATCGCGGTAGCCAGCTTCGGTCGCAACGCAGTGGTGGATGTCAGCACCAAGCTCAACAAGCGCTTCATCCCAGACATGGGTCGCTTTATGTTCGTCAATTCGGACTACTACAACGCCCTGCAAAAGGATGAAGCGCTCTACAAGGCCTACATCACCCCAGCTGCGAGCAATGTGGTGGTCACTGGAATGCTGCCCGACGTGAACGGCTTTACTGTAATCGAATACTCGGCTCTTCCCGAGAATGGTGAACGATTGGTCGGATTCGCTGGTATTCGCGAGGGACTCATCATGGCTGCCCGCGTACCGGATGTTCCAGCCAACACTGGTGACACCGTCATCCGCGTCGTTACCGACCCGCGCACTGGCCTCTCGATTCAGGTCCGTGATCGCTATGACGGTCGCCTCGGCAAGCAAGAAGTGAGCTTCACACTCATGTATGGATTCGCCACGGGCAACAAGCCGGTGATCGAGCGGGTCATTCGCCCTGCATAAATTTCCCTCTGGTTCGTGGTCGCCCTCTCTCTGGAAACGGAGAGGGGGTTTATTTTTGACATGCCTACCACGGCATGTCCCTCGAATCCGACATTCTTAACGACCTGCAGCAACTTCTCCAGGAACATGGAGTGCAGGCGCGGTGGAACGGCATCAACCTGCTCGTGCTTGTTAGTCGTAATCGCAACGAGCAGCAACTCGATATTGGCGGCTTTGTGGATTCGCCGGATCTCAGCCTGCGTGTGCCAAAGCTCGCATTTCCTGCTGCCTTGCCGAAGCTCGGTGAACGCATGGAGGTGGATGGTGCGGTCTATCGCATCACACGCGTGAGCAGTCATCCGCGATCTCCACTACTCACCCTCAGCCTATCCTCTACCGATGAGTGACGTGCGTATCACAGCCAAACTCGATGGCAAGGCGGATGTGGTGCGACTCTTGCGACGACACCCGGAGAAAGTCGGCCGCACGATGGAATCTCTCGTGAAGCAGGAGGCTCGTGGGCTATCGGTGGAGCTCGCCCGCAATACCCGTCCGTTCGGGTTTGCTGACAAAGCCCGCAAGATCGGTGAGGATGCCGTGGCCAGAGACATCGCGGGTGTATTCGCGTTGCCTTCCGACGCCTACGAGGAACTGCGCAAGTCTGACCCGCAAGCAGCCGATCGATATTGGGCCAACATCCAGAATCGCCGGTTCAAACGCGCAGAAAACAATCTTCGCCAGTCGAGTAGTGGATGGAATGACCTTGCCGTTGGCCGTCTCGACCCGAACCTGCATCAGTGGGGGCAACTCGGTGCTGAGAAGCCGAAGCAAATCGTCACCAGTCCAAAGGCACGCGAGACATACATCGCGAAGATTCAGAAGCGTGTCGGCTTTGCGAAAGGCTCATGGATCAATGCGGGCAAATCGATTGGTGGCCGGATTCGCGGGGCGGTGCAGTGGGCGACTCGTCACAAGCAGGCACCGGGCAGTGCGGTGATCAAGACTGGCGACAAGGCATCGGTTACCCTGGTGAACAAGCTCGACTATATCGATGACGTGACGACCTACAAGACCGTCAGCCTCGCATTGGAAGTTGCAGCGGGACGACTGCGTAAAGCACTCGCCACCTCGCTACGTAAAATCAATGACCGCACGAATCGAGCGCTGGGTCGTCGCGCTGGTTGACGACTGCATCCTAGCAAGATGCCCAACTTGATCGAAGACCGCTTATCGTCATTGCTGGCTGAGTGGATGACCAGTCACCGTCCTGCGGAAATCTCTGAGTCCGTTCCCTTTCATGTCGCTCGTCGTGATGACATCCGCACGCGCCCTTGCGTGGTTCTCAATCCCACGGAATCAAAGCTCATCCCCGGCATGCCGCACACAGCTCGCGTGAAACTGGACGTACACTTGTTTTCCCAGGTGGATGATACCTCCGCCGAGGATCATGCGCTGTGGGCGGGCAAGCTGGTATTACTCATGCGCGACAAGGCGACCATGCAACAGGATCTCGATTCCGAATCGTTTTGCCTTCATGACCTGATCGAGCGCGAGAGTGTCACCACGCCAGACGAATCTCGTGGTCGGGAAACCGTGCTGAGCTACGAGGCCGTGGTCTCTGCCGTGTGATGCAGTTGACATCGCGACAGCAGCAAATGTCTGCGACTTTCATCGGCACTACTGGCAACTGGGGCATCCCGAACGATCAAGCGGGAATTCTCATCACCGACCTCTCCTTCGACTACTCCAACCAGGAAAAACCTGTGCTCAACAAGAGCGGAGAAATCATTGGCCTCTCACTCTACCAGGAGAAAGTCGAAATCAAACTCTCGGGACTAGTGGCTAAGACCTCGTCCTTCAGTGGCAAGATCGGAGCCGCACTTGCTCTATCGAATGCCATCCCAGCACACCTGCAACAGACGGGCGGCATGACGGTTCTCATGCAAGTCAGCCGCAGTCTCAACAATGAGGACTTCGAGAAAATCGACCTCACCGCGACCCACTATCCATTCCTCGCAGCCGGTGGTGGGGCCTGATCCTAACGACAACGAGATCCCTCTATGAACGCCGTATCACATCTTTCCTCCACCGCTACCAGCAATACCTGTCTTGCCGCTGCATTGACGGCAGTGGGCATCCCGCTTGCCGAGAAGCCATTCGTGCGCGTCGTTGGCGACGGCATTCGTGGGGAACGCACGGTCTGGTTCTTCGAGCCTCAAAGCCATTGCGGCAAATTTGATACCAAGGCACTCATCGAGGCATGGCACAATGACGCTTGGCATCTCGCAAACTCAGAGCATCCATTCGCCTACATCAAGTGCGCACTGCTCAATCGCGAGCGCTTGGTGGACAAGGTGAAACAGGACGTGCCGCTCGCCTGTGTGAAACGCCGGGGCAAGATCGCCTTCATCCCGCTCGATGCCTCGCCCTCTGTGGAGGATTTTTACCTACGCCACCTCTAAACCATGAACGATACCGAACGCCAAAAACTCCTCTCATCCGCCTTCCATGATGTCGAAACCATCGTCGGCGGCCATGCCATGCGCCCGCTATCGCTGGCCAGTTACGATGTGCTCCTCAGAACCGGCAACCCACTGGTGAAAGGCGAAACGCCCACAGACGGCACACCGGAATTCACTTCGGCAATCATGGGCTTTGTGTTCACCCACTGCGCCCCGTGGCCCGAGGTGGTGCGGGCTTCGTTCAACGACCAGGGATTCCGCGAATCCGCCCTCATCTTCTGCGGTGGCCTTACCCCGGCCGATTTTCAAATCGCCTTCAAACGACTGGAGGATCAAAGCCGTGAACTGGAAGCGGCTCAAGTCGAAACCATGGGAGACCTCGGCGGAAAAAAGCCCCACCCTGCGACGAACCCGGCTTCCTAGCTGCCCAGGTATTTGCCGTGGCCGCTGAGACTGGTTGGACGGAAGAGAGCATTATGTTTATGCCGCTGGCGAAACTCCTTCAGTATCAGCACTGTTTGCTGCGAAGGAATGGGGTGAGGACGGAATGGAGCAACCAAGGCAGAATAGGAGACGCGGTCGATCAATGGAACGCGATTAAGCAGGCATGGACGTTACACAGCCAATCGCAACCCTGTGCAATTTGATACAACTTTACAGACACTCGTAAATTTTGTATCATCCAACTCGTGAACTTATCCTCGACACTCATCAATCGCCTGACCGCGCTCAAGTCACTTCTGGATCTCGGAGATGTGGAGCTTGTTTCAGTCGCCGCATCACGTCTTGTCGAGCATCAGCACGAGCCAGCGATCCAAGAAATCCAAACTGCGATGGCTGACCACCGCTATGCAGAGGCCGTGCGAATGATCGAAAAATTGTTGTCTAATGGCACACGATTGGCACAGTGGATTGATCCTGAAATTACTCTGCTCGAAGCGGAGTTTGAATTGCTCTCCTCAGAGCTTGCCGATCTTGAAACCGAGCAGGCCGATTTAACACATCAACTCTCGCGTTATCAGGCAGCATTTCACGAGTCCCTCGGCGACCGACTGGCGCGCTTATTAAAGCTACGGATGCGCAAACTACTGCGTGAAAGCAAAA